TGGTGGTAAGAGTCAAACACTTCAAGAATTAAATGCTATTCTAAGAACTTTGTTTAGAGATAACATTGTGGTTGGTGTATCACTCAAGAAAATTTCTGGTAACGAAGCAAGATATGAGAGAGTCAATCTCAGTGAGGCAGACTTTGCTTCGTATAAAGAGATGTATTTTGAGATAGATAAAATCAAAATTGATCTATCTCTAGGTAAAAATAAAAAAGGTGTTACCTCATTCGGTACACAAGACACCAGAGTTTTTGTTAAAGCACCTAAGTCTGTATACAATTTTCAGATCAAAGGCAATGATAGTTCTGGATTCTCTAATCTGAAGTGGGAACCTACACAAGAGGGAGCAGGTGCTGCTCGCCTAGGTAAGGCACCCGTTGATATGGTACAAAAATTAATGATTGACTATGGTGTCCGCTTCGATAACAAGCATGGACAGTATCCAAAGAGTCTCACGGACTTCACCAAGGTACAGGATGAGTATGCTAAGATAATTAAGTCACTGAGGCAGAAGGGGGTTGACACTGTTGTCGATGAAGATGATGCAGTCAACAATTTCCAGGTCGTCCTTGCTACCGAAACTCATGTTGCTACGTCAAAGATGATGCAACTGTACTTCCTTGACATGCTCATGGGCATGAAAGAAAAGAAACGTAACCAGTTCATGACTGACATGACGTTCCTCGCCCAGAAGAAGGGTGACCGCTTTGGACCTTTTGGAAAACTGTACTGATGTCTAAGAACACTCACCTAGAACACCTTGAAGATAGCATTTTGCTTGACGGCAGTCAGGGTGCCAAGGATGCTTTTATGTTCTTGGATGAACTTGCCCAGACATTCAGTGGCAAACAAAGAAATACATTTAAAATTACTACGAAATGGGATGGTGCTCCTGCTATTTTTTGTGGCATCTATCCTGGTTCAACAAGATTTTTTGTGGGCACCAAGTCGGTGTTCAACAAAAATGCTAAGATTAATTTTAGAGACACTGACGTTGATGTAAATCATGGTCATGCTCCTGGACTTGTTTCTAAACTGAAAGATGCCCTTAAGTATTTTCCTGCCCTTGGTATTAATGGGGTGGCACAAGGGGATCTTCTGTTCACAGACGACAAGAAGTATGAAACAATCAAAGGGGAGAGATGTATCACATTTACTCCTAACACAATTACATATTGCATACCAGAGTCATCCGCTCTCTACGAGAAAGCGAAGAAAGCAAAGATCGGTGTTGTCTTTCACACAACGTATAGAGGCAACACTGTTGATTCTTTGTCTGCTACTTTTGGTTACGATATAAAAAAACTTAAAAAATCTGATGATGTATTGGTGCTCAGTGCTGAGACTGGACAACTTGGTAAAGATCTATTGATCACTCAGCAAGAAGCACAAAAATTAAAAAATATGAAGAGAGCATCGATGTCTCTTGTTAGACAAACGTCGAAGTTTCTAGATACTATAGAAGAACAGATCGAAGCAAACGATCAGTTAACTGTAGGACCAAGACTCAAGATTTATTTCAACACGTATGTTAGACAGGGACGACGAGTTAGTAGTGCTTCTAACTTTGTACGTGATTTTAAAAAGTATTTTGAGAGTGAAGTACAAAAAGCAGTAGACAAAGTTAAGACGCCTAAAGCAAAGGCGGGTAAGTTGAAAAAACTGTATGATGGTATGGATTTTATCGAAGCAAACGAGAAAGAATTACTGAAAACCGTTGCCCTATATACTACATTACAGCAGGCAAAACTACTGTTTATTCGTAAACTTGAGAAAGGTGAGAAGATTAGAACTTACCTGAGAAGTGAGAATGGGTATAAAGTAACTTCACCAGAAGGATACGTTGCCATCTATGAAGACTCTAAAGCAGTCAAGCTTGTGGATCGTTTACAGTTTAGTGTTGCTAACTTTAACGTATCAAAGGACTGGGTTGACGGGAAATGAGCAGAGTAGTCTTCACTTTTGGTAGGTTTAATCCTCCTACTATCGGACATGAGAAACTTATTGAAGCAGTTGCTAAGCAAGCTGGTAGAGATGACTACATGGTTTTTACCAGTCATTCTCTAGATAAGAAAAAGAATCCTTTGGATTCTAAAACAAAAGTGAAGTACATGAAACTGATGTTCCCTAAACATGCTAAGAGCATTCAGTACAATACTGATATTAAAACTCCTATTCATGTTCTACAACATTTACAAGGAACCTATGAAAATATTACCATGGTAGTTGGTAGTGATCGAGTTCCTTCCTTTACAGGTATGTTGACAAAATACAATGGTATTGAGTATACTTTCAGAAACATTGAAGTAGTATCTGCTGGTGAAAGAGATCCTGATGCTGACGGTGCCGCTGGTATGTCAGCAAGTAAGATGAGAAAAGCAGCAGCAGAAGCAGATTTTATGTCATTCCAGAAGGGCATTCCAGATACATTGAACATCGAAAAGAAGATGGAATTGTTTATGGAAGTACGAAAAGCTATGGGTATTAAATGAAAGATTTTAGGGACATCAAAAAGACAGCGGACCAGCAACGGTTTCGCCTAAAAGAAGTTTATCAACCAGGAGATCTGGTGTTCAATACCAATACAGGAGAAACAGGGAGGGTACATCGTGCTGGTCCTAACTATGTTATCGCTATCACTGAGAGTGGCGATATGTTCCGTGCTTGGGTACATGATATACGTGAAGTACAAGAGACTATAAATAAAGAAAGGAAAAGTAGTATCTTTACAAATAATGGAACGTCAAAAACCAACGACTGATATCAAACATAACGATGATTTCTCTAAGGCTCTCATCGAATCGTATGGTCGCTGGATGGGCGGCGCTGGATTTGGGCAGCATCTTGCTGAGGAAGGTATCCCTGCTGAGCAGAAGCAAGGTCCTGAGTCTCCCACTAGAGAAGGTGGTGCTGATGCTGCTACATCAATCCCCTCACTAGAAGGTAAGGAGGAGAAAGGTGATGAAGGTGCTAAGGATATTAAAGCAGGCGCTGGTGCTCCTGACCCCGCCAATGATGTACGTACTGGTTCTGGTAACAAATACTCACTCGGAGCAGAGATTAGAGACACCACGAAGGTGGTTACCCGTGAGGAGAAAGAATTGTGTGAGTCATGTGGTAAAGCAAAGTGTGCCTGTGGCGACAAGAAAGACATGAAGAAAGAGTCTTATACTTTTGAACTCAATGGTGTTGAGTATGTCATTGAAGGCAAGGCAAAGGGTCTTGATGGCAAGGCATGTTGGAAGGGATACAAGCTTGCTGGCACTAAGAAGAAGGGTGGCAAGACTGTTGACAACTGTGTCAAGGCAGGATTTGAACCAGAAGGTGAGGAACTTACTGAAAAGAAACTGGATGCTGTCAACCACAAGGAACTTAAAGGTGACCATGCTGACAGAAAGGACAAGGATATTAATAATGACGGTAAGGTAGACAAGTCTGACAAGTATCTTCACTCACGTCGTAAGAAAGTTTCTGCTATCATCGGCGCTAAGAAAAAGATGAAGGAAGAAGCAGAACTTCGTCAGGAGATTGAAGAAGAAAAAAAGTGACTTCGGCATCTGTCGAAGTAATGCCTAGCATTGAAGACGGTGCCCCTAAAGATAAAGAAGACAAAAAGAAGAACAAGAAGTATATTCTTAAAGCTCTTACTTCTCAGCAAAAAGAATCCGTTGATCTAGAGGAGGTAGCACCTCCTGGAAAAAAGTATGAAAGAATGGTGAAGCATATCAAGAAGAATTATCCTAAGGATAAAGAAGGTATTGCTTACGCCACAGCATGGAAGCATAAAAACAAGAATAAATAATTCATGCACTATGCTCTAAGATCATGCTCGCCTTTTTACTCCCACTAGCATCAAAAATTGTACGTGATGCTGTCGCTAACATTCCCGACAACGAAGAACTCGGTGAGAAACTAGTTGAACTCTGTCTTATTATTCTTAAGAAGGCAGTCACTCTAACTAAGACCACAATGGATGATGAACTTCTTGCTGTAGTTGAGAAAGCAATTCTCGCTAGAGAAGAAGAACCTGCTGAATGATATTGAGGGGACTAAGGTCCCCTTTTTTTATAAATACATAATAGAAAAGTAACAACACTGGAGTAAATATCCAATGACCCTGTATAGTCGCGCTGAAACAGACGCTCAAAGTTTAAAGGTACTTAATACAACTGTAAAGGATTCGGTTGATAAGTATGATCATGATAATACCCTGATCGTTGATGGCGACAGCACTGTTCAAGGTGCTCAGGGTTATTCAACCGCTGCCCGTAGAGTAGTATTCATCGATGAAACTGAGGCAACTCTTGCTGAGAACAAGTCACGTGGTCTTACCGCTCCTGGTTGGTGGGAGTATATGACTTTTACTGATGCTTCTGGTAGAACCCGTCATAAAGCACAGCACTTGACCTCATTCAAGAGTGCTCCTGCTAATGTTGCTGACGCTGATGATGATGTCGCTGCTGACATCACCGCTCTAATCACAATTAATGTTCAACCAGCTGATACTACAGTTGCTGATGGTGCTGTTCTAAGTCTGGTTGTTGATGCTATCTCTACTCCACCTGGAGATGCTTCTCTTCTCACTTACCAGTGGCAGAAGAAGTCTGGTAGACGCTGGAATAACATCGGTGCTAATCAACCTACCTATGATGTTGGTGCTGTCACTACTGCCGATGCTGGTGATTACAGAGTCAAGATCACTTCAAGCAACGGTGCTAAGGAAGTCACTTCTGATACCGCTGCTGTAACAGTTACTGTCTGATAATTTATGATCTTTGATGAGTTGACCCACGAAAACTGGGTAATGTTTGCTATTAAACATTATGATAATCCAACGTCAGTTACATATACTGACTTTGAAGAAGATCTAAATAGAATTAAGTATATCAAAAGATTACTTCGTCGGTATGATACCACTGGTGAATTGAAAACCCACCTTATATTAAATCACATCATTGTGATGTATAATGTGTTTGACGATGCTGCTACGCCTCTACTCTTTTTTAAGATAGAGGCGACGTATTGGTCAATTCTAAAAGCATTTATGCTTTTCTTAAATAGATTACCCGAAAGTTTAAACGTTGATGTTAACCAAGAATGTCTGAAGCAACTGAATCTAATTTGAATGAAATGATGGCAGGTGATGGTAGCGGTCTCGCTATGCCCCCTGCTTTTGTGTTTGTTAATACTAAGAAGCGTAGGACATATAAGAGCTCGGATAAGGTTGATGGTAGAACTAAGGGCGCTAAATCAATGCTCTCTCGTATCACTAAACGTAAGAAAATGAAAGAACAGGTAGAAGAAACAATTATTTCTGAAGCTGTGCCCTCAGAAACTGAGAGAGCACAAAAGCAGATCGGTCAGATGAAAAAACTGAACCGTGCTAAGGATCTTCAGAAGAAGCGTGATGACGCTAAGAAGAAGATGCAGTCCAAGACGAAAGAAATGGACACACTTATGAAGGCACGTCTTTCTGATTTCAAGAAGAAAGCGAATGACCAGACTAAGAAATTGAAAAAGAATGAAGAAATTACTATGGACAACACTATGATTCTTGAAACTACTGATGCTCTTGAAGTTGCTTTGAATGTTGCTACTTCAGAATTAAATCCTAACGGTGAAACTTCCTTTGCCAAGATTACTTTTGGTGACGGCACCCAGCAGAACCTAGATACTTTCTCTGCCAAGCGTATCGCTGCTACCTATGCTCAGTTGGATGAACCCAAGCAACAGCAGTTCCGCTACA